TCATGAACTTTCAACTCCAGATTGTTCTGGAAAAGTTTTTTTCCATATCTGCCATTGTTCTCTTACCGCATCCTCAATCGAGTCTAGTTGCCCTGAGTTATTTTCTATAAATTGCTCTTTAAATTTGCTAGCCTGTAGCATTAGCGATGCATCAGAAAGTTTTCCGTGCTCGATTTTTGCTATTTGATCCCAGATTTTTGCGCTAAGTTCAAGGTCTTTTTCTTGCTGTATTGCGGCAAAATCGAGTATGTGAGCCAAAGAGAATTCCTTGGCTGAGTTTTTCGCAATTGATAAGAAGTCAATAAGGACAATTGGGTTCATTACGAAATAGCCATTTAATCCTTCTGGATTTAGGCTAAGATGAATTTTGTCCCATGTGCATAGTATTTTTGCAATGTCAGAAGGTACGTATGCGCCAGAGAGATAGCTGATGACGACTGCATCATGTCGAACTAGAACGTCTGGTTTTCTTAGATTTTTTTCTTTCAGAATTTCTTTGATTTCTAATATTGCTCTATCAACGCCAGTTGGGTTGAGTGTTTCAACTGTAAACCCATACTTTGGTAAGATTCTAGAAATCTCGCCAGTTGCCCTGTCTCTTGCTTTGTAGAATTGTGTATCTGACATTGATGTGCTGATTGTGTCAGCACTAATTCCAAAAATTCTTACGTAGTCGCTGAAGCTTAAGTTTTTTCCGTTTTCAGTTTTTATGTATTGGCAATAGTGACTGACAAATGCATTTCCTGAATAGGACATGTCAATACCTTGCTCAAGGATCGATTTGTAATCTCTACATGCCTCGATGAGGTGTGCGCTAATTTCTTCAGCGTAAGTTGCTGGTATAATTGATGTAAATGAGTGTTCTGAAACTAACTCATATAATGCCGCTCCGGACCGGCTGTTTCTGTCGCGAACAGCTGAGTATAGTATTCCGCAGATTAGTGGTATTACGACAGAGGAGTCAAAGTATATATTGATGCTTTTGTCGGCGCCGAGTGCGTTTATTAATCGGGTAGAGTCTGAGTTTAGAATGCAATCGTAAAGTTTTGCAGAGGATACTAGTTTGGCAAATTCCGAGTCTGCGATAATTCTGGATATTTCTTGGAATGCCTGCTCGGTTGCCTCCTCGCCTTCTTTGGATTTCAAAATTTCCCTGATGGCAATATAGGATGCGTTAGTTCCATTCGTGTTATCGCTTAGGGAAAAGTTCTTCTCAATTAGGCTGCAGGAGAGAGTTAGGTAGTTATCGAGAAGAAGCGAGATGTTATTATCGTCCTTCAGTATATTCTTTTCAGATAGTGTTTGTTTGATTCTTTCAAAAAGTATGCCTGCTTCGTATTCTGCAGAATCTTTAAGTCCCTTGTAGGCGGCCATTTCGGAAGAGCTTAGATACAAGGTTTTACTTCTGGAATTTATTTCTTTTGATTGTAGTAGTCGATCTATGTGGGAATTTACCAAGGCCCGTTGTGCATTGGACATTTGGTAGGTGCCTATCACCTCGTCGATAAGCTCTTCACGATTCAATCCGCCTTCGTTTCGGGCGAGAACAGATTTTACAATTGAGTCATATAGTCTGGCTCTAAAATCCTTTACGTCATTGTCGAAAACTAAGAGTGATGCAACTGCTTCATTTTTTGCGCTAAAATATTTTTTCGGTAGATTGGTTGGCGTTACGTCAATTCCCAAATGTTTCAGTAGGGTATTCACTTCGTTGTGTTGGGTGAATGCGGTTGCTATTGCCTGGGAATCATATTTTAAGACTGTTACGCCTGTCTCCTTAAATATTTCCTTCCGGGTAGATTCAAAACTACCTTCAGGTATTCTTCTGCTGGAAACAAAATACATCAGGTTAACATTGAATTTTGCTTTGCACTTTCTTGCGTCTGTTAGGACTTTTCCCTGCCAATTTGACTCAACAGATAGTTGGATTCCTATCTCGACACCCTTTGCTTGGTCGCCATAGATTGCAAAATCCTTTCCCCCATCATATGGTCCGTCACAGAAATATGCTTTGTTTATCCCTACTAGTGGAAGGAAGTCGACTACTAATGATCTAAGGTCTGAAATACTTGCTGCCTGCACAACTCTGACTAGTGAATCTAGGTTCACACTATTTCTCCTTGTCTCTGATCATCGTTTGCCTTCGATCCTTTGGGCGTACCAACGCAATGCTACTTCTTTAGTAATTGCTATCCCGCGTTTTGATTGGGCAAGTTTCGATTGGCTTCGTCGTAGTCGGGGCTAGTTTGGCCGACTTCTGGTGCGATGGAACCGCTTGCAATCCATAACGCGTAATTAGGGAAAATTTTTACTAGGACGTCGATTTCTTCCGTGCTCACGCGAATCGCGCCTTTGCTGACGCTTTTCCATCTCTCGTAATCGCCCCCGTGAAGGCTGACCTTTTTGGGGCCGATTTTCTTGATTAATAGTCTTGCTCTATCGGCTGACGTGTTCATATAGAAAATTATTCCGGGGAAATAGTTGCCCTGTTGCGGTTTTGGGGAAATAATTTCTCCAGGGCAATTATTTCTCTACCTGCATATGGCTAATGCCACGAATAGTGACGGAATGAGCATGGAACTGGAAGAGCTTAACCCCGGCGCCCTGATAGGGCCGCAACAGGATGTGGAGTCCATCGAACGGTGGGCGGAACGCAACGGCATTAGCTATGGCACCGCCCGCGCTTGGGTTTACCGGGGCGTGCTGCCGTCCGTGAAGCTCGGAAAGCTGCGCATGGTGAATAGCGCGCTGCTGCGCAACTGGCTGTTGGAACAGGAGTGGACAGCATGAAAGGAGGAGTGATGGACGCCTTTCAATTCTGCTTCGCGGGCATCGTCGGCAGCGTCTCCGGCAGGGTCGTGACCTGGGGCGGCCTGACTGTCGATATCGACCAGATCGAGAATGCTTGGCTTCGTCGGGCCATTGAAGACTATCGCTGTGGTCGTAGGGGGCAGAAATGAGCCATGGCCGCCAGTCCCTACTACCTGCGCCAAACCCACGCCCCGGACTGCGCCTGCTCTGTGTGCTGGTCCGCAAGGCAGGCCATCCCATTGCACAGCCCGTCGCGGTGTCCGGACTGCCGGCCCCCTGGGCTGCCCTATCGGGAAGATGGCCGTTGGCTCTGCCGTCCCCGTTCCTTCTGCGCGAAACACGACCCGTCCCGGCGTCCGCCGAAGTACTGGCACGTTGTGTACGACAGCGGGAAACCCACGCCCTTTGTGCCCGTGCGCGAAGCATTCCAACTGGAGGGCTGACCCATGCTCGCTGACACCCTGAAAGCGCTGCTCCTGCTCTGCTTGATCCAAGCCGCCCGCACCGTGGCCGATCCGGTCAAGGGCCGCGCTCCCGGCTCGTCGGAACAGCCTCACCGTTCCGGCGAACGGAAGCACGGGCGGAGCGCACCCTTGAACGCCTCCCCCTGAAACAGCCTCTGCTTGGGAGTGTGGGGCAGCTCCTCCGCCCCGCGCTCCCGAGCCCTCGGCGGCAAGAGCGGGATGACAAGGGCGGAGCCCTTGGTGTTGCTCTGCGGGTTCCAAGGGGAAGCGTTCCCCTTGGCCGTCGGAGACGATTTTGCGATAGGGATCGTTACCCGAATGGGCCAAGACGAACACCCCTGGTTGGCTTGGTTCGCTAGCGAATAGAGCCCGGCCCGAAGGGATCGCCCAACACATCACTTTCACCCAACACCGCTGAATGAAGGCGAAACAGCCGAATTTGCAGCAGCGGGACAACTCACGCCGAAAAAGGCGAATTGAAGGAGAAACACCGATGAACATGTTTGCAACCCAAGGCGGCGTCGTCGAACTGTGGGTCACCAAGACCGACACCTATACCTCGACCAAGACCGGGGAAATCTACGCCTCGGTCCAATCCATCGCCCCGATCCCGGAAGGCGCCCGTGGCAACGCCAAGGGCTTCGAGATCAGCGAATACAACATCGAGCCGACCCTGCTGGACGCCATCGTCTTCGAAGGCCAGCCGGTGCTCTGCAAGTTCGCCAGCGTGGTCCGCCCGACCCAAGACCGTTTCGGCCGGATCACCAATACCCAGGTCCTCGTGGATCTGCTGGCCGTGGGCGGCAAGCCGATGGCGCCGACCGCCCAAGCCCCGGCCCGCCCGCAAGCACAAGCCCAAGCCCCGCGCCCGGCCCAGCAGCCGCAGGGCCAGGACAAACAAGACAAGTCCCCGGACGCCAAGGCGTAAGCCGTAGGAGGCCGCGATGCTCCGCTATCTCTCGCTGTTCGCGGTAGGTCTGGCCACCGGCTACGCCTGGGGCTGGATCGACGGCCTAGCGGCCTCCCTGGCTGTTTGAGGACTGATCGCTATGTCAGGCGTTGTCGCTGTGCAGGTGTGTACCGCATGGACCTCGACCCCCGAGGGCTTCATGGCGTGTCGCGAACTCGCATGGCAACAGGCCTACCTGATTCCGCCCGAGGCCGCTGGATACGTGGACATCCTGGTCAACGGTGGTTTCTCCCCGGAAGCCTTCGGCATCGGTGCCGCTGGCGTCCTGGGATCGTTCGTGACGGGGCTTTTGATTGGCTGGGTCGCGTCACTTCTTCGTAAAGCCAAGTAGAGAGGAAACACCATGAAAGCAATGAAGCAACGCATCGCCAAGTTCAGCCCGGTCGCCTCGTTCCGCAACCTGTGCATCGCCGGTTCCGTCACTGCCGCGACTTCGCTGCCGGCCTTCGCCGGGGTGATCGACACCAGCGCGGTGGAGTCGGCGATCACCGATGGCCAGGGCGATATGAAGGCCATTGGCGGCTACATCGTCGGCGCCCTGGTGATCCTGGCCGTCGCCGGCCTGATCTACAGCATGTTGCGCAAGGCGTAACGGGTGCTCTGGTCGGTGTGGTTGGGGGCGTTCTTCGCCGGCGCCTTCATCACCGGGTACCGGACCGGCGAATTCTTCTAACCGGACAGACCGAGGCGGAAGCCCCCTCCGGAGTTTCCGGCAGGGGGCTTTTTCATGGGTGACTGGATGAGTAACAACGCACGTTCCGGCCTTGGCCGACTTCTTTCGCTGCTGGGTCTGCTGGTCTCGCTGCTGTGGCATTCCTTGGCGAACGCGGACTTCTACCAATGGCAGATTTCCATCCCCGGAGAGCCCACGGCCTTCTTTCCATCCTATACGGCGGCGTGCCAGTACTACTTCGATAACACGTCGGCCAACTGGCTAAAGAAAATCAACAAACTGAGCTACAAGGAAGTTCAGTGCAGTGTTTCGGGTACTGGCGGAATCACTTGGCAGACGTCGACTACCATCTTGACTGGCGATAGCTGTCCTCCAGAGCAAGAGCTCGATCCGGCCGATGGCGCCTGCAAGCCGCCGCCCGAAGAGTGCAAGGAAGGCGAACTGTTCCCGGCCAAGGGCCCGGACTCGCCTGTTGTCACCTCGGGCGGGCGGAACTATGTCGGCGACGGCGGCGCACCGAGCGCCTGTTATCAGAGCTGCGAGTACGGCGGCAACCCCAGCCCGGCCAGTTGCTATCTGGTCAAAGGCTCCACCACGACCGGCTTCTGCAATTACATCCTCAAGGGCACCGGACAGAATTGCGGTGCCGATTCCTACACCTTCGCGCAGACCGGCGATTCGCTGAACCCACCCGACACCCCGAACACCGATCCTTCCGACCCGAACGACCCCGGCTGTCCGCCCGGCTGGTCGTGGTCGGGGACTACCTGCGTCAAGACCCCGACCGATCCCACGGATCCAACCGACCCAACCACGCCGGGCGGTGATGGCGACGGTGGCGGCGATGGCAATGGCGGTGGAAACAACAACGGCGGCGGCAATGACGGTGGCACCGGCAATGGCGGCGACGGCAGCGGGGGAGGGGACGGCAACGGCGGGGGCGATGGTAGCGGCGACGGTGACGGCAGCGGCACGGGCGGCGATGGCAACGGCACCTGCGACCCGGCGAAAGAGAACTGCTCCACCGGCCCCGAAGGCCCCGGCGGCGAACTCAAGGAACCCACGCCCGGCACCTGGGATGACGCCATCGCCACCTGGGAAAAGAAGGTCGAGGACGCCAAGCAAGAACTCAAGACCAAGGTGAAGGCCAACGTCGACCAGATGAAGGGCGCCTTCGACCTCAACCTGGCGGAAGGCGGCGGGCAACTGCCATGCGAACCCATGACCATTTGGGGCAAGTCCTACTCCCTCTGTATCTCCGACTACGCCGGCCAACTCTCCAGCCTGCGCGTGGCGCTGCTGCTAATGGCCGCGCTGATCGCCGCCCTCATTCTGCTGAAGGACTGACCCTATGGAATGGCTCTCCGGTTTTCTCGATCAGATCATCGCCTTCTTCCAGTGGATCTGGGATTTCTTCGCCCAAGGCATCTATGACTTCGTGCGCGACGGACTGGTGGTCGCCACCAAGGCGTCGATGTACGCCGCGCTCCAGACCCTGATCCTGCTGATCGATGTCAGCTACACCGCCGCCCGCGAACTGATCGACAGCCTTGGCGTGCCGCAGATGATCCGCAGCATGTATGCCGCGCTGCCGGGGCCGATTGCGGCGGGGCTGGCCTTCTTCGGCGTGCCGCAGGCGTTGAACATCATCATGGTCGCGGCGGCGACGCGCTTCTGCATGCGCTTCGTGCCGTTCATTGGGAGGTGATCCGTGTCGATCAAGATCCATCACGGCCCCAATGGCTCCTACAAGACCTCCGGCGCGATCCAGGATGACGCCGTGCCCGCGCTGAAAGACGGGCGGGTGATCATCACCAACGTGCGCGGCTTCACCCTGGAGCGGGCCTATCAGGTCTTCCCGGACCTGCCCAACACGGCGGAAATCATCAACCTCGATCTGGAGTCGCTGGAAGACCTCGAAAAGATGCGCACGTGGTTTCAGTGGGCGCCCCGCGGGGCCTTCCTGATCTTCGACGAAACCCAACTGCTGTTTCCCAAGTCCTGGCGGGAAAAAGACCTCGAGCGTTTCGACTACCCCGGTGGACCGGAAGCGGCCCACGCGGCCGACCGTCCCATGGGTTGGCTCGACGCCTGGACCCGGCACCGGCATTTCAACTGGGACATTGTCCTCACCACGCCGAACATCTCCTACATCCGCGACGATATCCGCATGACCTGCGAGATGGCCTACAAGCATTCCAACCTCGCGGTGATCGGCATTCCCGGCCGCTACAAGGAGGCCCAGCATGACGCCCAACTCAACCGTCCGCCCGCCGATGGCACCATCATCGAATACAAGCGGATCCGAAAGCAGACCTTCGCCCTCTACCAGTCCACGGCCACCGGCAAGACCCAAGACACCAAGGCGGGCAAGAGCCTCTTCCGGTCGCCTAAGCTGGTTCTTCTACTGGCATTGCTGGCCGGCACTATTGGCTTTGTCTGGTATATGGGGCCTCTGCGCACGATTGGCGGTCCGGCTGCTGCGACACCTGCCGACGCTCCTGGCGACCCTGCTCAAGCCCCTGCTGCGCCCGCTGCTGTGGCTGCTCCAGCGCGTCCTGCTGCGAATAGCCTTCTTCCTCCTGGGCTTGTACCTGATGGGCCTGCTGCTGCGCCTGTTGATCTGAACGCCCATCCCTTCGCCGATCGGCGGATTTCCATCCTCGCCCACGCCTACCGCAAGTCGCGGGGCGATATCTACCTGTTCGCTCTGGAAGATCCCACGGGCCGACGCCTGGAACTCACCAGTTGGCAACTGATCGGCTCCGGCTACCGGGTGACGCCCAAGGGCGAGTGCGTCGTAGAGCTTCGCTATGAGGAGTGGAAACAGACCGTCACCTGTACCGGGAGGCAGCCCGGCGCGGTGGCCAGCATCGCTCCGGCAGCGCCTGTTGCCGCCTCCGCAGACGCACTGGCCAGGGGCCAGTCGCCGCTGACCATCGTCCCCGATTCCGAATATGCCTCGCGGCCCTGGAGGCACAAATGATCGATTGGGAATTCCTCGTCCCGGTGGCGATGGGCTGGGCGCTGCATCACTGGTGGACGGTGATGACGGCGCTAGCGGCGGTAGGGGTGCCGCCATGAGGGGCGGGCCGCGCCGCCGGCCGGGAGCGCAAGGCATGAGCGATAGGCCGAAGGCGCGGCCGACGCCCCTGTAACACGTCAGATAAGCCACCTATTGCGGTTTCAATTCGTACCAATTTGGATCGTTAAAGATGAAGAAAATCAGCCATCAAATTCGCGTCAGTATCGAGTCGGACGGTCAGGTCTTGGAAAGCCCGAAAGGGCGGTTGTTCTTCGACGACACCACGGCTCAATTCACCGACCTGTCAGGCGTGCGCATCCTGCGTTGCGGCGTGGACACGGTGCGGCAGTTGTACAACGGCAAGTTGCGCCCGGAAGTCATGGCGCTGTTTGACCTCTCGGTGGATGTGGTCGAGTTCGCCGGCTACGAGTGGTCCAAGGGCCGCATCGGTCGCGACTCCGGCTATCAGTACCGCCTGCAGAACGCTGAAATGGGTCTGATCCTGCTAATCAAGAATCACAACATCAAGGTCGACACCATTGGCTCGCACCTCAAGATCGAGGTATCGCCTCACGCCCTCGATGGCGCCGATCCGCGCATCCTCCAGGGCGTGCTGGATGACTTGGCCGCTGCCGTGCTGAGTCACTGCGAAACCAACCAAGCCGCTGTGCATATCGCCCTGGACGTGCAGGGCTGGAAACCGCCTCGCGATCTGGTGGACCGCATGCATTGCCGCTCGCGCCGGGTACGGCAAATCAGCGGGATCGAGCGTATCGAGTTCGACGGCAACGCCTCGGTCTACGGGCGTGGCGAGACCTTCATGTTCGGCTCGGCCAACGGCCTGCAACTGTCGATCTATAACAAGACCCTCCAGGCTCGGGCCACCGACAAGCTCGACTATTGGGAAAGCGTGTGGGCAACCCTGAACGGGGATCCGTTCGGCGATGGCGACCCGGCCTATAACCCCCTGGAAACGGTGTGGCGGCTCGAATTCCGTTTCCACCACTCCATCGTCCAGCAATTCTCCGAAGGCTCGCGTATGGCCTCGGGGGAGGTCATTGGCTGCCGCACCTACGAGGGCCTCTGCCCGCACCTGCAAGGGCTGTGGAACTACGCCTGCGAAAGCTTCAAGCTGCTGAGCCGGACGGCGGTCTACGATCCGTTCTGGAGCCTGATCAGCCAGGACGCCCGTGTACAGGTCGAGTGCGATCCGCTGATCGAGCGCACCGAGTACCGGCGCTATTACAAGACCGCCAAGGGCTTCAGCGGGCGTAACTGCGAGATGTTCCTTGGCCAGTTCGTGAGCCTGATCGCGCGGGAGCGTGTCCCGGCAAAAAAGGCTATTGAGTCCGCCCGCAAATTGGAGTTCTGGCACGTTATCGAAGACCACTATCTCGCCAAGGGTTGGACTCGTCGCGATCTGGAAAGGCATATACACAAGCTGATGTGTGATCGGTATCTGCGGCGGGGGTATGCCGTCTAATGTCGATCACCAAGCTCCCCGATGGCCGTTGGTTCGTCGATGTAGAACCGATCAAGGGCAAGCGCTTTCGCAAGCGGTTCAAGACCAAGATGGAAGCGCAGCAATTCGAGGCCACTGCGCGTCAGAAGTGTGCGGAGAACCCCAGCTGGACGCTCAAGCCGAAGGACCGTCGGCGTCTCTCCGAGTTGGTCGAACTCTGGTATGAACTGCACGGCCAGACCCTGAGCAACGGGCATCGTTGCGTGGCGATTCTGCGGTTGGTGGCAAAGGACCTGGGCGACCCGGTCGCTGTCTCCCTGGAGCCTGCGAAAGTGGCTCGGTTGCGTAGCCGGCAGATAGCCAATGGCATGTCGGGCAAGACCGCGAACAACCGTCTTGGCTACCTCAAGTCCATGTACAACGAATTGCGCCAACTCGGCGTCATTGACTATGAGAATCCGGTAGGGCGCATGCGGCCGCTCAAGCTTCAGGAAAGACCGCTGTCGTACCTGACCAAGCATCAGGTGTCCGAACTGCTTACGGCCCTGGATGCGCGCACCACGTCGCCACATCCGAAGATGGTCGCTCGTATCTGCCTCGCGACAGGGGCTCGATGGGGTGAGGCTCAGGCGCTGACGCCGGAACGTCTGAAAGGTAATACGGTGATCTTTGCCAACACTAAGTCCAAGCGTGTGCGCTCGGTGCCGATCTCGGAAGAATTGGGCGCCGACCTTCGCCGGCATTGGCAGACCCACGGGCCGTTCACGAACTGCCTTGGCGTGTTCCGCCTGGTGCTGCTGTCGACCTCGATCAAGCTGCCGAAGGGGCAGGCCAGCCACGTACTGCGCCACACGTTCGCCAGTCACTTCATCATGAACGGCGGGCACATCGTGACCCTACAGCACATCCTGGGGCACGCCTCGTTGTCGATGACGATGCGATATGCGCACCTCTCCCAAGACCACCTATCTGAGGCTGTTCGATTCAACCCGCTCATAGGTTGAAGGCTGCGGGGGTCGACAGAGGGAAAGAAAAATAGACTTGAGGTGGTTCAAATTCGGTCTGAATTCGGATTATGATGTTGGAGCCGACGGTAGACAGACTGCCGACGCGCGAATCCCACTCGTCGCCTGGATATGGAGCGTGGTGGAGTTCGAACACCGTAGAACCTGAGTTCCAGGCCTTAAGTGTTCCCACAGCAATGGAGGTACCGGCTCATGCGAGTCGAGACAATTAGTTATTTGAAACGTCATGCGGCTGACCTGGATTTATCCGAGCCAATGGTCGTCACGCAGAACGGTGTTCCTGCCTATGTGGTTGAGTCATATGCTGAGCGGAAGCAGCGCGATGAAGCAATTGCGCTGGTGAAGTTGCTTGCGATTGGCTCCCGCCAGTACGCAGAAGGCAAGCATCGCTCTGTTGATGATTTGAAAGCTCGCCTTTCCAGGAGGTTCGCTCAGCCAGAATAAGGAGGTTTAATGTCCCCGGTCGTCATTCGTTTTACTGATACCGCAGAGCAAAGCATCGAAGACCAAGTCCACCACTTGGCTCCATTCCAAGGTGAACAGGCTGCACTCCAGTCAGTACTGAGCCTTTTGGATGAGATTGAAGAGAAGATTTCACTTGCACCTAAAGGTTACCCAGTCAGCCAGCAGGCGAGTCTTCTGGGGGTGCTGAGCTATCGCGAGCTTAATACCGGCCCCTATCGTGTTTTTTACGAATTCCACGAAGAGCAAGGCGAGGTGGCAGTGATCTTGGTTTTGCGACAGAAGCAGAGCGTTGAGCAGCAATTGATCCGCTACTGCTTGGTGGGGCCAATCGAGTGA